GTGATATTACTGAGCGGGTACGGGTTTCAACTGACGTAACGAGTAGTTCCAGCGTTACTGCTGCAATAGGTCATAAGTCTCCTGCTTCAGCAGACATTACATCGACTTCTAGCGTCAGTGCAAAAGTCATCAGCACTGTCGAGGCCGTAGGGACAGTTTCAGTCACATCATCTCTACGCCCGAAACTCGTCTTTACTGGTGATATTACTGAATCTGCTGCTGTAACTGGCACATTCGCTGGTAGATTGGCGGTTGAGGGCGCTATTACCGAAAGCGTAGCGGTCACCACAGGTTCCTTTGCTGGACGACTGGCAATAGAAGGCTCCATCACCGAAGAGATGGAAATCACTGCTGTTGCTGAGTCAACTATCAAAATTGGCAAAGCAAGCAGAGATATTACGGTCTCCACAGGCGTCGATGGTAAAATCACTGCAATTGGCGCTCCAGCCGCAACAATAATCTCTTCAGTCACGGCTGCTGCTGCACGGGTACGGGAAGTAAGTGCATCCGCATCAATCTCTTCTTCAAGCGCTACAGACGCTAGAATAGTACGAGTTGGCGCTGCATCGACTGATGTATCATCGACCACCAGTCAAAGCGGTAATATAAATCTCGCCGCTCCAGCGTCTGGCTCAATATCTGTCACAGGTACGGTTGATGCCGACAGGATCAAAGACTTTAGTGCAAACGGGTCTATCACAGCAACAGGTGCGGTAGATGCGGATAGACTGAATGATGGCGCAGCGGTCGGTTCTGTTGCATCGATAGGATCAGTACCAAAAACTGAGATCGTAAATGATGGTGCGGCAAGTGGATCGATTACCGTATCAGGAACTCTACCGGCTATTAGAGTTAGAACAGGCGACATTTCTGGTAATGTAAGTGTATCATTTGGGGCGCAGGGTTATACTGGAACCGTCATCGATGCAGTAATAGCGGGCAGTATTTCTACCTCTGACACTTCCGTTCGGGTCCAGCGAATACAACGCACTGCCGGCACTACGAATATATCTTCGCTTGTTACGATCGCAGCCAATAGAGTCCGCACTGGTGATGTGCCAATCGCAATCACATCTTCCTTCACAATATCACCGAATGCTCTCTATGCCGGTGTAGTGACTGGTCAAATTGCCACCCCGAGCTCCAATTTTGTGACTGGTATATTTACGTTCACAGAAATCCATAACTCCCCATTTGCATCGAAAACGAGCAGTTTGACCAACAGCCCGTTCAAGACCACATCCACATCAACCAATGATGATCCCTTTAAGAAAGTGGCTGCATGACAACCTTTTTAAACTTAACAAATCGGGTTCTACGACGGCTGAATGAGGTAGAACTCTCCACAATTGATTTCTCAACAGCTAGAGGCATTCAGGCCGCTGCTAAAGATGCGGTCAATTCTGCTGTATTCGATTTGAACTCAATGCAATTTACCTGGCCCTTTAATGCTGCCGAAGAGAGTACCTCTCTGGTGGTTGGGCAAACGGAATATTCAAATCCGGTAGAATTGAAATCTATGCAATGGAACAGTTTCCAAATTGTGAATGATGGAACTTACGCAACGGAGACCGTGAGGCTTCAATATATCGATACTGACACTTGGTACAAAAACTACCGAGATCGGGATGATGACAATAGTGCGAGTGGCATTGGAATGCCCCGTTATGTATTCCCGTCTCACGGTACTGGCTGGGGCGTCTCGCCGGCTCCAGATAAATCTTACAGGGTTCAGTTCCGATATTTTTTACACCCTGCAGAGATGCTGAACTACGATGATACCATTCTCGGCAATATTATTTACCCAAATGCGCTTGAGCCGACCATCATCGAAGGCGCCATGTATCACATGTACATGCTCAAAGATAATCCTGAGAGTGCTCAATTAGCGAAAGCAAATTTCGTTCAATCGGTGAGCGATCTAAAAGCCCAATACATAAACAAATATCAATCCGTTGTTGATACCAGAATAAATTTTGGTGGAGGTCAGAACTCCACAACCTTCAAATCCATATCAGCGAGTTTCTAATTGGACCGTATCGAGTCTTATAAACTGATCTGTTCTGGTGGCCTAAATTCAAATGAAAATCATCTCGACCTTGCCGAGAACTCGGATGGAGCCGCCACACGTTTGATCAATTACGAACCATCCTTGTTTGGTGGGTATCGGCGTATTGAGGGGTTTGACCACTACGATACGACGGAAACCTATGTATCTGGCGGTTATGGTCAGGAAGTTCAGGGAAAAGATAGTAATGATAATGATTTGGCTGAAGGAAAAATTCTTGGCCTGGTCATGTATCGTAATGAAAATCTGGGAAATCCTTACCCTATCGCCGCACGTAAGGATGTTGGGGCAACGACTTACTCTTTCTGGAAACATACGCCGCTTGTGGGTTGGTCTAAAATAAGCACCGGCTTCACTTTGAATACTGTCAGCGGCTCTAAGACCATCAAAAAAATCCGGCACGTCCAATTCAATTTTGGAACAAGGGCTGCAAATGGGGGTGATCCAACTGTGCCAGGATCGTTCATCATTTTTGTTGATGGTATCAATCCTGCTACCATATTTGATGGAACGAATTGGCGCCAAATACAAAGTACCGGAAGTGGAACTCTTTCGAGCGTAGGCGGGGCGCAATGTTATGATGCCCCAGAAATCGTAGATGTTTTTGAAAACCATGTTTTTATGGGGGGAGACCAAGCTTATAAAGCGGGGTTGGCTCATAGCGCCCCAAACAATCCATTCGATTGGACATCAGCAAGCGGGGCGCACCAGTATTCGATCGGTTACGAAGTCGTTCAGATAAAACCGTTTAGAGATAATCTGTTTATCTTTGGACAAAATGCCATCAAGAAATTTTCAGAAGACACTGCATCCTCTCCTCCAGCCCCATTCAAGTCAGAGCCAGTGACAGCAAACGTCGGCTGTGTTGCCAGAGACAGCGTTCAAGAGCTTGGCGGGGATTTGATCTTTCTAGCGCCTGATGGCTTACGTCCATGCGCTGGAACATCACGGATTGGCGACGTGGAATTGGAAAGTATTTCCAGACCAATTCAGGGCCGTTTGATCGACATCATAAAAAATGAAGATTTGGACAATCTAAACTCCTGTGTTGTCCGTTCCAAATCACAATACCGGATGTTTGTTGGTGGCAGCAATGATGAGGGCGGTGGTGTTCTTGGTGGCATCGTCTTCAAGGGTGGCTCGATTGAATGGGAATATTCCGAACTCCTTGGCTTTAAAGTAGCCACAGCAACTTCCGAACTTATTGGGACAACAGAGTACATTTTGCATGGCGGTTATGATGGTAAAATCTATCGTCAGGAAAATGGAAACAGCCTTGCTGGCTCAGACATAATTGCACTCTATTCGACCCCGTATTTGGATATGGGCGATACAGAGGTCCGCAAAACGATCCATAAACTAAACACGTTTATTCGGGCAGAGGGACAGTTCACGATGTCCCTGTTGCTTCAATATGATTGGTCTGATCCGGACTCCCCAACGCCCGCTGACTACTCTCAAAGCAGTACAGGCGCTCCAGTGGTCTATGGGGGCAGAAATATCGTCTACAACGGGGCAAATGTTAAATACGGGGGTTCATCAAAGCCTGTAATCGTCACAGACATCCAAGGCTCTGGATTTTCAGTACAAGCAACATTCGTCACTGAGGGCCAATTCAGCCCTTATTCAATTCAAGGCATGGTCTTTGAATACGCTAAATCAGGAAGAAGATAATGGCAGGATATACCCGACAATCAGCCGCCTCTATTCAAAACACTCTGGATATTACCGCAGCACCATTGAACAATGAATTTAACCAATTGCAGACCGCTTTTGGAACTGGGGGCCACAGTCATGATGGCACAGCAGGAAACGCTCCCAAAATAGCATTAGGGACGTCTGTGAGTGGCTATCTCCCTGCTGCGAATGGTGGCTCGGGGGGCCTGAACAATAACACGGCCCTTGCTAACCCAGCAGTAGGGGATGACACCGCTGACAATTATGCAGTTGGATCAATATGGGTAAACACAAGCACCGACCGGATGCACGTTTGTGTCGATAACAGTTCGGGTGCCGCAGTATGGCATCCACTCGTTCACATCGACAAAACAGACAATGCTGTAGTCCCAGATTTGGCTGATAGTGGGGTTTATGGATTAGGTACTGCAAATAAGAAATGGGCGAACCTGTTCACTTCAGGTGGCGCATCTTTGGGTGGTAATTTGTCGGTTGCAGGAACTGGCACATTTTCCAGCAGTGTTTCAGCAACAGCCTTCAATA